CCAAGGGGGGTGTCGTTTCCTCGCCAGTCGCGTTTCCGATGCGTGGGGCGACCGGGTTGATGGGGGAGGCGGGACCCGAAGCGATCATGCCGCTGGCACGCGGCGCCGATGGCCGGCTGGGCGTGCGCATGACCGAGGGCGGTTCGGCGCGCCCGGTGCAGGTGGTGATGAACATCTCCACACCGGATGTCGAAGGCTTCCGCCGATCCCGCTCGCAACTTGCGGCCGACATGGGCCGTGCGCTGAGCCTTGGTCAGCGCAACCGTTAAGGAGATCCAGATGCAGTTCCACGAAGTGCGCTTTCCGGCCAACCTGAGCTTCGGTTCCGTCGGCGGACCCGAGCGGCGGACCGAGATTGTCACGCTGGCCAACGGGTTTGAAGAGCGCAACACACCCTGGGCGCAATCCCGGCGGCGATATGATGCTGGGGTCGGCATGCGATCCCTCGACGATATCGAGCGGCTCATCGGGTTTTTCGAGGCGCGCCAGGGGCAGTTGTTCGGGTTCCGCTGGAAAGACTGGTCCGACTTCAAGAGTTGTGCGCCGTCGCGGGAAATCGCCTTTGACGATCAGCAGATCGCCACGGGCGATGGGACGACGCGCGCGTTCATGCTGAGCAAGCGCTACCTGTCCGGAGCGCAAAGCTACGTGCGCCCTATCACCAAGCCCGTCGCAGGCACCGTAAAGACCGGGGTCGACGGGAACGAGCTGGCCGAAACCGTGCACTACACGGTCGCTTCCGAAACCGGAGTTGTCACCTTCGCGGATCCGCCCGAAACCGGCGCGAGTATCACGGTCGGGTTCGAGTTCGATGTGCCCGTGCGCTTCGACACCGACCGGATCCAGACCTCGGTCGCATCGTTTCAGGCGGGCGACATCCCGAGTGTTCCAGTGGTGGAGATCCGGATATGAGCGGGGACAAGGCGGCGTTGGACGCGCATTTGGCAACCGGGCTGACCACCGTCTGCCGGTGCTGGGTGATCCGGCGTGCCGATGGGATGACGCAGGGGTTTACCGACCATGACCGCCCCATTGAGTTCGATGATATCGGGTTCAAGGCCGATGCTGGCCTGACCGCTGCCGCCTTGCAGCAAAGCACGGGCTTGTCGGTCGACAATTCAGAGGCGATCGGAGCGCTATCTGACCTTGCGATCAGCGAAAGTGATCTGCGCGCAGGTCGGTATGATGGTGCCGAGATCGAGGTCTGGCTGGTGAACTGGACGGATCCCGAGGCGCGCAAGCTGACCTTTCGTGGCCATCTGGGCGAGGTGCAGCGCACGGATGGCGCGTTCCGGGCCGAGTTGCGCGGGCTGGCAGAGGTGCTGAATCAACCCAAGGGTCGGGTTTTCAGCAAGGGGTGCGCAGCCCTTTTGGGGGATACCGCGTGCAAACTGGATCTGTCCGATCCGCAGTTCGCGGTCGAAGCCGCGCTCGCTGAGCCGGGCGACGGGGCGGTTTTCCGTTTTCCGGTGCTTCCCGCCTACGATTTGCGCTGGTTCGAGCGGGGGGTGCTCGAGGTGCTCAGCGGAGCTGCAGCTGGTTTGAAACGGTCCATCAAGAATGATCGCTGGCTGGGTGACCAACGCGAGATCGAAGTGTGGGAAAGCATACCCATGCCGATGCAACCCGGTGACCTTATCCGGTTGAGTGCCGGCTGTGACAAGCGGGCTGAGACCTGCCTTCTGAAATTCAAGAACCTGGCGAACTTTCAGGGCTTTCCCTTCATGCCCGGGGAGGATTGGCTGTTGAGCTATCCAACTTCGGGTGGACGCAACGACGGCGGGAGCCTGGGTGCATGAGCGTACAGGCACAGCTGATCTCTGCCGCGCGCGACTGGCTGGGCACACCCTATGTGCACCAGGCGTCGGTGCGCGGGGCGGGCTGCGATTGTCTAGGGCTGATCCGAGGTATCTGGATCGAGGTCTATGGCGCTGAGCCCGAACTGGCGCCGCCCTACACCTATGACTGGTCCGAACCCCAGCACGACGAGGTGCTTTGGCGTGCGGCTGCGCGCAACCTGATGGAAAAACGGCACATGACCCCTGAGCTTGGGGATCTTTTGCTGTTCCGGATGCGCGATGGATCGGTTGCCAAACACCTTGGCGTGCAATCGCAAACCGGTGCGCATCCAAGGTTCATCCATGCCTATGCGCGACACGGTGTCATCGAAAGCCCGTTGTCCGCACCTTGGGCGCGCCGGATCGTGGCGCGTTTCGTTTTCCCTGAAAAGGACTGAGCCATGGCGACACTTGTTCTTTCTGCTGCCGGCGCGGCGATCGGCGGGGCCATCGGGGGCACCGTTTTCGGCCTGTCGGCCACGGTGATCGGCCGCGCGATCGGGGCTACGATCGGCCAGGCCATTGACCAGCGCCTGCTTGGTTCGGGGTCACAAGCCGTGGAAACCGGCCGTATAGAGCGGTTCCGTCTGACGGACTCCACCGAAGGCAGTCCGATCCCCCTGGTCTTCGGCAAGATGCGTGTTGGAGGCCAGGTGATCTGGGCTTCGCGGTTTCTCGAGCGGTCGCGCACGAGCGGGGGCGGAGGCGGCAAGGGGGCGCCATCTGCGCCGACGGTCACATCCTACTCCTACTCGGTCTCGCTTGCGATTGCTCTGGGGGAGGGAACCATTCAGAGCGTGGGCCGCATCTGGGCCGATGGTATGGAAATCGCGAAATCCAGCCTCACTCTTCGGATGTACCCCGGGTCCGATGATCAGATGCCGGACCCGAAGATCGAAGCCGTCGAAGGGACCGGCAGGGTTCCGGCGTTTCGGGGCACGGCCTATGTGGTGATCGAGGATCTAGACCTCGGGCGCTTCGGCAATCGGGTTCCGCAATTCTCCTTCGAGGTCTATCGCCCGGCGCGGCCTGCGGGTGGCGCGGCACCGCTGTCGGATCGCGTTCCGGGCGTGGCCCTGATGCCGGGAACGGGAGAATACGCGCTGGCGGCGACGTCCACCCATTGGAGCGCCACGCCGGGACGCACGACCGCGATCAATGTGAACACGCCGGGTGGAAAGGCGGACTTCCTTGTCTCGCTCGATACGCTGCTGGAGGAGTTGCCCAACTGTGCGTCGGTGTCGCTGGTGGTCAGTTGGTTCGGTGGCGATTTGCGCTGCGGTAACTGCGAGATTCGTCCCAAGGTTGAGCAGCGCGCCTATGACGCCGCGCAGCAACCCTATGCTATAGGCGGCTACGACAGGGATGCGCTAGCGGCTGTGCCGCGGATTGATGGGCGGCCGATCTATGGAGGGACGCCGAACGATGCCTCGGTGATCGAGGCGATCCAAACGCTGCGGGCCGTGGGCAAGGCTGTAACCTATTATCCCTTCATCCTGATGGATCAGCTGGAAAACAACGGCTTGGCGGACCCCTATTCGGATGCACCGGACCAACCCGTGATGCCGTGGCGGGGCCGGATCACATTGGACAGAGCGCCAGGTCGCGATGACACGCGCGACGGAACGGCGGCTGCCGAGGCGCAGGTTGCGGCGTTTTTCGGGACGGCGGGTCCAGGCTTCGCTGCCCAATCCGGGGCTGTTGCCTGGACTGCGGCGCCCGACTGGCGCTACCGGCACTTTGTTCTGCACCAGGCGCATTTGTGCGCCGCAGCCGGTGGGGTAGACGCGTTTTGCATCGGTTCCGAGATGCGTGGGCTGACGCAGATACGTGGAGCGGGAAACAGCTTTCCCGCGGTCGAGGCTTTGCGCCAACTGGCGCGCGACGTTCGTGCGATCCTGGGGCCGGACACGAAGATCGGTTACGCCGCGGATTGGTCGGAATACTTTGGTCATCATCCGCAAGATGGCAGCGGTGACGTTTTCTTTCATCTCGATCCACTCTGGGCCGATGACTCGATCGACTTCATCGGGATCGACAACTACATGCCGGTGTCGGATTGGCGCGATGGGGTGGACCATCTGGATGCAGAGGCGGGCGCAATTCACGCGCTGCCATACCTGGAGCGCAACATTGCCGGCGGCGAGGGCTTTGAGTGGTACTATAAAACCCCGTCGGATCGAAACGCGCAGATCCGAACGCCGATCCAAGACGGGTTGGCAGGCGAGGACTGGGTGTTTCGCTACAAGGATATCCGAAGCTGGTGGTCCCATACCCATCACGACAGGATAAACGGCGTTCGCCAGACCCAACCCACCGCCTGGGTGCCGCAAAGCAAGCCGGTCTGGTTCATGGAAATCGGCTGTGCTGCCGTCGACAAGGGCACCAACGAACCCAACAAGTTCGTCGATACGTATTCGTCGGAGTCGTCGCTGCCGGCCTATTCCTCGGGGCGGCGCGATGACCTGGTCCAGCATGCCTACTACGCCGCGACTCTCAACCACTGGTCTCGGCCCGAAAACAATCCGGTGTCCGAGGTGTACGCGGGACCGATGGTCGACCCGCAACGCATCCACGGGTGGGCCTGGGACGCGCGCCCCTATCCGTTCTTTCCCAACACGACGGATCTTTGGGCGGATGGCATAAACTATCCGCGTGGACATTGGCTGAACGGCCGTGTCACGGCGCAGGATCTTGCAGCGGTCGTTGCCGAGATCTGCGAGCGGGCCGGGCTGCGGGCCTTCGACGTATCGGATTTGCGGGGTTTGGTGCGCGGCTTTGCCATTTCGGGCGTTCAGAGCCCGCGGGCGACGTTGCAGCCGTTGATGCTGGCGCACGGGTTCGAGGCCGTTGAACGGGATGGTGTCTTGATCTTCAAAAGCCGTCGAAACGAAGCGCCCCGGGTCGTGGATCCAGATGCGCTGGCACTTGATCCCGACCTTGCTGGCCGGGTTCAACGCACTCGGGCCCCGGAGGCGGAACTCTCCGGACGCGTTCAATTGCAGTACGTGGAAGAAGGTGGAGATTATGCGACACGGATCGCTGAAACGGTTTTGCCAGGGGATGGCGCCCCTTCGGTATCGCAGTCCAGTTTTCCGCTAAGCCTGACCTATTCGGAGGCGCAAGGCATCGTGGAGAGATGGCTGTCTGAGGCCCGTGTCGCGCGCGAGACGGTCCGCTTCGCCCTGCCCATGTCGGCTCAAACGGTCGGGGCGGGTGATATTGTGTCCTTCGGCGGTGTGGCGGGCGATCAGGGAC